GCCCTTCGGCATTCCTTCCCTGCGGCCGGAATCGTGTGCCGACGAGCGCGCGTGCGCGCTCGGCGTAATCGGTGTGCACTTTGATCAGGCTCCGGGGTAACGCGTTAGCAGGTCGTTGCCGGGCAAGTGCGGTTCGCCACGGAAGTTCGCCGCGTTTGCGAAGCGTGTCACGCAGGTCTCGAACCTCTTGTCGCAGCCTTCGCGAAGCTCCACTCGGCAGCCGCTTTCGACGGTGCCGCGCGGAAGGTCCCGGACCTGCACGACATTGCCCGCCGACGACAGGATCACGCTGGAAAGCCCGCAATTGGCGCCGCTCATGTAGCGCAGCCGCCCGAGGACGAAACGGTCGTCGACGGAGGTGTCGAGCGTGAAGCTTGCGCCGTCGCTTGCGACGACATGAGCTGCAAGGCTTCGTCCCGAAAGATCAACGCGACATTTCTTGTCGCCCAACGCTGCGCGGCATTCCGCCGACGTGGCGGGACAGACCGGCCCCTGGAGCTTTGCCGCGCCACCCTGCAACTCCGCGGAGAAGGAATCGCCGTCGATGCTGACGCCGCCGATCTCGCCGCCGATAAGCTGGACCGGTGTGTTTGCGGCGTCGTCCCAATCGGCCATCGTCACGCGAATCTCTGCGCCGTCCCACCGGCCCAGCGCGAGATCAGCCTGGCTCAGCGCCTCGCTGCTCAAGCTACCCGCCGCCTCGGCCGCTTGCGGCTCGAGCCCGAGGCTGCGCGTCACCGTGGCGGGCGTCATCCCCGGCTCCGGCTCATGGAGGATGCCTTCGCTGACCAGCGCGGCGTCATGGCTCGTCAGCGCGATTCCGGCGCCGTCGAGTCGTTCGACCCGCCAGCACAAGGCGACGCTGTTCAGCTCACCGTCGAAGATGGTCATGTCTCAGGCCTCGCGCACTTCGATCATCGGCACAGAGGGCGCCTCACCGGCGAGGAAGCTCGTGCGATTGACCTCGATTTGGTCGTTCGCAAAGCGCACCGGTGTGTCGAACAGGAATCCGGCGGTGACCGATGCTCCGGCCGCGGGCGCGGTATCGAACCGGACGACGCCCTTCGGCTCGAGCGTCCATCCGGAGATGAGTTCAGTGCCATCCACCGCCACGCGCACCGAGCCGGCGATCGGTCGGGTGATCCTGCGCTGTTCGCCGCCGCCGTATGTCTTCACCAACTCGAAGCCGTCGTTCGCGCCGTCTCCGGTTCCGATTGCCTCATCGGTCGGTCCCGGCTCTCCCGTCATTCCCGCGGAGCTGTTGTCGTACGGGTCGCGAAAGCGGAACGCGACGGCCGGTCCGCGGCGCGCGCGGAAAAAGGACAGCAACGTCTCCAGCTCTGCATCGCCGCGCACGCCGGGGCCGGCATCGAAGCGCATCCGCGCCTGGCTCCAATTGGCGTTGCGCACCTCGAATCCGCTGGCGCTCGTGACGATGCTCGTCGAGAAGTTGGGCGAAACGCTCGCCTCCTGTCCTATTTCGATCGGGAACAGCACGTCGTCGAATGGCGTCACCGCCGCCTCCTCATCTCCAAACAGAGTCACTCCGTCGCGCAGCACCTGCGGCAGCGCCCACACGAACACCTCCGCGCAGCCGCGCGCCCGCGCGTCCAGCGCCGCATCGACGATCGATCGCCATTGCTCGCGCTGTCCAGCGTCGGCCACGAAGCCCGCGAAATAATGCTGCTGCTCTTGCGGGTAGCTGAGGCGCGCATTGACCTCCGCATATGCCGAGGTACGCGCGGCTGCCCGCCTGCTCGTCACCCACTCGTAATCCTCGCACTGGAGGACATCGAATGCCGGCGTGGCCCAGCCGCTCGGCAGGTTCGCTCGCTTGAGCTCCGGCGCCGTGGGGTCGAGGACCATCGGCAGATAAGTCAGCAACAGAGTCTCGGCGCTGGCCGATGCCTGCTTCACCGCCGCGCAAATGCCCGACGTCGACGATGCAAGTAACGCGCCGGCGTCGTCGAGCAGTTGCAACTGCACCGCGGTCAGGCTGTCGCGCACATTGTCGATTGCCACCGGATTGCCGCCGAGCGCAGCTTTGGCCGCATCGTCGTACAAACAGATCGCGCCGGTCGGCGTGACCCACCACCAGGGTTCCCCGATTTGCACCTGCGGCTTAAGTCCCGCGTCTTCCGCAATCCCCACGAGCGCCGCTGCGACATTCTTGAGGAAAGTCATCGCATCCGTGTTCGCGGGCGATAGCAGCGCCGACGGCGGTTCCCACGCTGTCAGCCCGACGCTTCCGTCCGACGCGCGTTGCTTCCACGCGTCCGGGCAGAACATGTCGAGGATCTCGTACGAAAACGACCAGATCACTTCATATTCGTGCGCTTTCACCGCCGCGGCAAAGGCACGGTGCCAGCCAAGCGCAGCGCTGTTGAACGTCCGCGCGGGGTCGAGCATGCCCGATCCGTCGAGCGCGAAATAATGGCTCATCCCGATGTAGTGGTTGATCACTCCGCGATAGCCCAGCCGCTCGATCGCCTGAACCACGCGCTCGGGCGGCAAATCGTAGAGATCATCGTATCCCGTCGCGATTCGCAGGCCGTGTTCCGGCACCAGCGCATCGTTGAGGAACAGCACGCTGTTCGCGCCGTCGCACACCACATTGCTGATCGTTGCGCTGCCCTGCACCGGCGCCGGAAACAGCGCCTGCGACTGCGCGACATAATCAGGCGCAACCAGGCTGATGAACATGCGATCAATTCGTGTGGGGTCGACACGCACGGCGTCCGCCGGCAGGCTGAACCCGGCGTCGAGCGCACTGAAATCGATCGCAATGTCGGCGCTTTCCGGCGTGCCCGTCGCATAATTCCACAACCGCACGAGCCACACCTGCGCATTGCCGGAGGCGTCGGTGCCCTCGATCGTAAGGGTCGGCCCGTTCACAGCGTCGAGCGCCGTCACCCCGCTCGATTCCCAATGGAAGCTCAGCGTGCAGCCGGAATAATCGCGGCTCGTCTCACGCGCATGCGCCGGATGCGCTTGCACATCCTCGCTGCTCCAAATGATCCCGACGAGGTCGCCCTCGCGAAGGAATTCGCACTGGATCGTCAATCCATGACCATCGTTCATCGTGGCGGCGCTCGCGATCGTCCCGCGCGGGAAGTCGACCGTCCAGTGCAGCGGGTCGAACCGCTTGACGAACGTCCTCGCGATCTTCGCGTCAGGCCTCGTGAACCACAGGTTCATCGCCGTTCCACCAGTGCCGAGCGGATCGCCCGCGCCACCTGCCGGCTCGACTGCCGAAGCACCTGCGGATCGGACGGCGCCGGCGTCTGAATGGCAATCGCAACGCGAACGTCACGCGCACCGCTGCCGATGTGCTCGATCCGACCCGCGCCCGACGGGACGAACAGCTCCGGTCCATTCTCGCCAACCATGTAGCCGCGGCCTGCGCTGACCGCTCCCCCGGTCGCGCGCCCAGGTGAACCGAGCAGCGACGCGATCACGCCTCCGAGGCCGTTCAAAACGGAAGCCCCAAGGCTCCCGCCACCGGGCGTGTGAAACAAGGCGCGGAGTGAAGCCTGCGCAATGTCCGACATCGCGGACAGCGCGACCTTTTTCAGGTCATCAAACCCCGTCTTCCCGCTCAAGATCGCTTTCGCGAGCGAGCTGTCGATCAGCCGCCCCGCTCGCCCTGCTCCCGCGACCAGCGGCCCCTCCAGCTCGCCACGCATCGACGCAACATCGCGCGCAAAGCTAGCCGTGTCCGCCCGGACGCTGACCACCAGGCGTTCGATTTCCTCGTCCATTTCGTCAAGCTTTCTTGTCGGGGAAGCGCAGACGCAGCGCCTCGATCCTTTGCTCATCCGGCGGCTCAGCGGCCGCGTCGGCGATGGTCAGCGCAAGCGCGAGCTCGGCTGGCGTTGCGCTCCAGAATTCGTCCGGCCGCCATCCAAGCAGCATGCTCGCCGCACTACTCAATCGCGCGGCGGCCTGACCGAAGTGGTTGCTCATCGCCCCTGCAGGATCTGCGCGAGGACCTGCTTCAGCACCGGACTGATCTTCGCCAGCCCCTTCTCGACGACTGCTTCGCCAATGCGCGCCCGCGTAATCGCTTCCGCCCGAGCCTTCGACAGATGATCGAACAGCGCCGCAATCTCGTGAAGCTTGAGGGCGCCCGCCGCGGCACGTTCAACCAGCTCGAATAGCGACCCGAGCTCCTCCTCCGCCGCGACCAGCGCCGCGAAGCTTGGACGCAAAACCAACCGCTCTCCGGCAACATCCAGGCCCGCTTCGCCGCGATACGCGTTGGCACTCATAGCGCGGCCACCTCGCCCGAACTTTCGAGCGCGATCGTGTAATTGCGCTCTCCGTTGAAATCGCCGGCATATTCGAGGCGTGTGACCAGGAACTGGCCCTGCATCTGCTCGCCGCTTTCGAAGCTTAGCTGATAGCTTTCGAGCGCACCGGAGAGCGCCAGCGACTTGACCTGCGTCTCCGCCGCGCTGCCGGTGAAGATCCCGCTCGCCGCCACCGACACCGACCTGACGCCCGCGCCTGACAGAAGCTCGCGCCAGCCGCCGCTTCCTTTATTCGTAATCACCACCGCATCGCCGTTGATCGACAATTGCGTGGTCTTCAGCCCAGCCACGGTCGAGAAAGTCGGCGTTGCCGACCCATCGCCGATCTTGAGCAAAAACGCGCTCCCGCGTTCCGCCGCCATAATCTTCTCCTTGATTTAAGCCCTGTCCCGCGTGCGGGGCAGGGGGGGACCCACGGCGAAGCCGTGGGTTGGGTGAGGGTCTGTTGTGCGAACGGCGGTTATGCCGTCGCCAGCATCCGCGCCCGAAAATCGATCGCCGCTGCCCACGGGCCCGCGACGTCGCGCATGATTCGCCGCCGCACCAATTGCATCGTCACCAGCTGCCATCCCGCAACGGGCGCGAGCGAGCCCATCGCGACTTCGATCCAGTCCGCGATCTGGTGCAGCCGGGTCGGCTCGTCGTCCCACAAGGTGACAGCGACCATGACCTGGCGGCCGGCGCCGCTCTTGTGGCTCCAGTCGCTTTCCGTCGTAGCGTCCAGCGCAACGTAGGGATAAGCCGCACGCGCCGGCGGCCCGTCGAATACGCCGGTCAGCCCGCCGACGCCGCTCAACGCCGTCGCGATTGCGGTTTGCAGTGCTCCGCCGGCGCTCATTTGAGCAATTCCGCGAGGAATCGCACCTCGGGCGCGCTCAGCCAATATTTGATGATGCCGCGCCCGCTGATCATGACTTGCATGTCTTCGAGCGTTATTCGAGCCCCTCTCAGGATCGCCTGCATCCTTTGCGCGGTGCGTCGCGTCGCCTTCACTTGCGCTTCCGTCGCCAGCGTCTCGCCGCGCGCAAGCAGATTCTCCATCATCCCCGCACCTCCTCGCACAGCATCGATATGCGGTCCTTGAGCCGCGGATCGTCGAGCAATTGCCGCACCATCAGCTTGCGGCTGCCCCAATTGACGCGCTGGTCGAGCGCTATTCCATCGCGCCGCCGGATCGTAACCCGGTAGCGGGGCATCGCGCTCAGCGCCTGGCCCTCCGCCTGCTGCCCGACATTGGCGAGCGTGACGCTCGCAAGGCAGCGGCACACTTGCTCCCAGCCCGGTTCCTGAAGCCCCATGGAATTCCGAACCGACACCGGCTGCTCGATGATCACGCGCTCGCGCAGCGTTCCTGCGAATTCGCTCATGCAAGCCTCAGCCGGCGATATGGTCGCCACAGCGCCGTCACGGCGGCGGGCGGCTCACCGCCGTCGCCGTCGCGATCGGTGAACATGTGGGCGACCAGTCGAAGCACGCCCTGCCGAATTGGCTCCGGCACGCCATTCTCGTCGTCGGCGATTCCGGCCGTGCCCCCTACCCTGATTCGCGTCAGCGCGGCGGGCTGAGTCACGCGCACCCAGCCGTCACCCGCGCTGTCGATGTCGATCGCGTAAGCGGTCGTCGTCAGCATCGTCGCGTTCCCGCTCGAATCCACGCTTTCGACACTGCCGATTGATCGAACCGGCGTCACCGGCAGCCGCTCCCAGCAACCGCTCGCGACGATCTCGGCCACGAAATCGCGTGCGATCACGACCTGGTTGATGAAGGATTCGCACAATGCGCTCGCTGTCCGGATCAGGCCTGCAAGAAGCGCTTCCTCCGCCCCTTCATCGGCGCGCAAATAGGCCTGTGCCTCGCTGAGCTTCACGATGGCGCAACCGTTCATGACGGTGCTCATCAGCGGGACTCCACGCGGACCAGGATCGACCGCTCGTCGATCCTCCCCGCCGACGTCGTGATGCGATTGATCAAGCTGTAGACATGTCCCGCGATGCCGCCGGCCGCCTTGACGGTTGAGCTCGCCGAGTCGAAGTCGCTCCCGGCGACGGTGACTCCTCCGGCCTCGTCGGGCGCGACGGACCAGCCGCTCGCTGCAACCAATTCGCCCACGGCGAGATAATCGGCGCCCCAATCGATCATGTAATCCAGGACCGCTTGCGGATCCTTGAGCAGAAAACTCATGTCGCGTCCTTCGTGTTGGAATGTCAGGGCTGCGGCTGGTCGACCGGGTCAGCGGTCGCGATCATCCGCCGGCCCGGCGGCGTCTTGCTGGTCGAGCTTGCCGGTGCGGGGTCCGCAGCGATCGGCCGCTCAGCCACTGCGCTTGCGCTGATGCTCATGGCTCAGTCCGCCGCGCAGATGGTGATCTGATAGCTCTCCAGCTTCACCGTGTCGGTTGCATTGGCGAGCGTCACCGTAAACGCGATCACCTGGTCGACGCTGGTATCGATCGCGGCCGTCTGCGGGTTGTTGCTCCCGTATCCGGTGATGCCGGCATTCTGGAACACCTGGCTATTCGGAACTCCGCGGTTCGCAACGCGGCAGTGCAACTGTGTTCCGAAGCTGCTCGAGATGTTCGCGCCGTCGACCACGACGCCTCCGATCTCCACCGTCACATTCTTTGCGTTCACATTTGTTGCGCTGGCGGAGAACAAGGTTTCGATGATCAGCTGCCCGTTCGCGCCGAGGCTGTTGGCCGGTAGCGTAAAGCTCGCCAGCGTGGCCTTTGCCGTGTCTCCACTGTGGGCAACTGCGACCGCCCCCTGCGCAAGCACATAAGGTGCTCGCAGGTTCTTCGCCGTCGCTGCTTTGTCAGCAATGTCGGCGAGATTGTTCGAACCGTCGATCGGGTTCGGAACGGTGATCGCCGTTTGCCAGCTGTTCGGCGCGACCTTGATTGCTTTGAGCTGCTGGTGCTGGCCGTCGGTCGCCGTTGGCCCGGTGATCGTCACTCCTGCCGCGCCCGCCAGCGATGCGGCTCCGGTCGAGGTCGCCTGCTCGAGCTCGATGAACGATCCGACCCCGAAGCATTGCGTCGAATCGTTCGGGATCGTCACGACGTTCGAATTTGGGTTCGTGCACGTCACTCGATGGTTGACGTAATCGCCGTTCACGGTGAGCGCGGCGAGCCCGATATTGTCGACTATCGAGTGCGGCGCCGTGTCGACGTGAAGCCCGCATCGGCGGCTGTCGACGAACTCTCGGTCGGCCCTGTTGGTCCCGCAGCCCTTGAAGAACCAGCCGCCGTCGCCGGCGCCGGTGATCGCATAGCCGCCGCCTGTGAAATGTGTCCCGACGAAGGTGCAGGTCGCCGGGCCGTAGGCGCCGACCATTCCGAGCGAGCCGCTGCCAACCAGGCCGCCCTGCATCTCGCCGAAGCTTGGCCCGACGCCCGTCGTCCCGTCCGACGCCGTCGTATCGAAGGCGATCGAATATTTCGCCGCCGCCTCGAACTCGCCGCCGCGGATCGCGAAAGACAAGCTCCCGGCGAGGTAAAGATGGTGCTGACCGCCATTGTAATTGTTGTCGACGTAACTGTGGGTGACTCCGCCGTCGTCGCGCACCAGGTCGACCGTGGTGCCTGCGTTGAGCTGACACTGGCGAACGCTGATGCGGTTCGTGAAGCCAGGGATGTTGCCGCTCTTCAGGGCAGGGCCGTTGACCATCCACACGCACGCGCCGCCATTGTCGGTCGGGCGCAGGTTACAGTCGCTGACGTCGCTGCACTCGGTCTGGTCGAAGACGATCGCATATTTGAACCCGGTGACATTGACGCCGCGGATTTTGATGAAGCTTCCGGCATTGTCGTAGAAAGCCGCACCGGCTGCGTCCGCGCTGAGGCAGGCGATATTGCCGCCTTCGATCGTAATGTTCGCCGCGCTCGATCCATTCGACGGCCAATTGCTGAAGAGCATCGATCCGTTGCGCACGTCTTCGTCGGGTGAAGCCCCTCCCCCGCCCGCGCGGTTCGTGACGAGGTAAGCTGCCGCCGACATTTCGATGCGCAGGTTGGC